GCCGCCATCGTGCCGCTGCAAGACGCCACCGATCTGGACATGGCGACGCCGGCCGAGTCCATGCTACTGGCAGCCTGGCGACGCTATCGGGTGGAGTTGTCCCGAGTGCCGCTGCAGCCTGACTACCCTGCGACGATAGCCTGGCCGCCGGAGCCATCTGCTCAATAACAAGCCCCGCAAATGCGGGGTTTGTCGTTTCTATTTCCTTGAACTGGAGTAAGCAATGTCAAAGTCTGATCTTTACCATGGTGTCACGGTAACGCTGGTGGAAACCGGGCCGCGCACCATTGCGCTGCCGTCGTCGTCCATCATTGGTCTGGTGGATCTGTTTGAGTCCGGTGCCGGCCTGGCGCAGCCGAATACGCCGGTCAAGCTGACCAGCAAGCGAGAGGCGGCTGAAGCCTTTGGCGAAAACAGCCCGATTTTCCGCCAACTCAAAACCATCTTCGACAAGACCGCCGCCGCGGTGGTGGCGGTAGGGGTGACTAAGGCCAAGACCGATGCTGAGCAGATCAGCGCCGTGATAGGCGGCGAGTTGTCCGGCGGCGGCCGGACCGGCCTGCAAGCGCTGCTGAGCGCCAAGAGCGAGCTGGGTTTGCATCCGCGTCTGCTGGTGGCGCCGGGCCATTCGTCCAAGCAGCCTGTCGCGGCGGCGCTCGATGTGCTGGCGAACCGGCTGCGGGCCGTCGCCATCATCGATGGCCCGAACACGACCGACGACGAGGCGATCAAGTATGCCCAGCTGTTCGGCAGCAAGCGGCTGTACATGGTGGACGCGGGCGGCATCAAGGTTTGGGACAGCATCACCAGTTCCGAAACCCTGCTGCCGGCGTCGGCCGCCGTCGCTGGCCTGTTCGCCGCCAAGGATGGCCAGCGGAGCAGCGGCAACGGCGGTTTCTGGTGCTCGCCGTCGAACACCGAGTTCGCCAATGTGCTGGGAACCGGCCGCGCTATCGAGTACCTGTACGGCGACGAAACCTGCCGCGCCAATCTGCTGAACCGCGAGAGCATCAGCACCATCATCCGTGAAGGCGGTTTCCGGCTGTGGGGCAACCGCACGCTTAGCGCCGACCCGAAGTGGTCCTTTGTCACCCGCGTCCGAACCACGGACATGGTGATGGACGCGATCCTGGCCGGCCATCAATGGGCGGTGGATCGGGGCATTACCAAGACCTATGTGCAGGACGTGACGGAAGGCCTCAATGCGTTCATGCGCGATCTGAAGGCGGAAGGCTGCGTGATTGACTTCGAGGTGTATCCGCACCCGACCAAGAATACGGTCAGCCAGCTGGAAGAAGGCAAGGTGCGCTGGGTGATCCGCTTTACCGACGTGCCGCCGGCCGAGAACCCGATTTTCGAGGTGGAAGTAACCAATCAATGGCTGACCGAAGTGTTGGCGGCCTAAGCGAGGATGACTGAATGATTCCGCAAATTCTGACGAATATGAATCTGTTCTTGGCCGGCGACAGCTACGCCGGCCGGGTGGCCAAGCTGACTTTGCCGAAGCTGAAGCGCAAGACCGAGGCGCACCGCGGCGGTGGTATGGATGCTGAAATCGATATGGCGGTAGGCCTGGAAAAGCTGGAAGGGGATTTCTCCCTGGTCGGCTTCGATGTGAAGTCGCTGTCCTGGTTCGGCATCGCTGATGGCAGCGCCTTCAATGGCAGTTTCCGCGGCAGCTTCACCGACCGCAAGGGCAAGGTGCTGGCCGCGACGGTTCACTTCCGCGGCATGCTGACCGAGCTGGATATGGGCAGCTGGGAGGCCGGCAAGAAGGATGAAACCAAGTACGCCATCGGCCTGGACTATTACAAGCTGGAAGCAGACGGCCAAGTCGTGTTTGAAATCGATCCGGTCAACTGCATTCGCATCATCGATGGCAAGGATGAGTTGGCGGCCGAGCGCGCGGCGCTGGGCATCTAATCACCACTCAACATCAAACCAGCGGCCCCGTTTGGGGCCGTTTTTCATTGAAAGAAGACCATGAACCAAACCGTGAAACTGACCAGCGCCATCACGCTGAATGGCGTCAAAACCGACACCATGACCATGCGAGAGCCCACGGTGGGCGATCAGCTGTCCGCCCGCAAGGTGGCCGGCGCCGATGATGGCGAATACGAATTGCACATGTTCGCCAGCGTGCTGGGTTGCGCGCCGAGCGATCTGCATCAGCTGACGATGTTCGATTACGCGGAGCTGCAAAAGGCCTGGTTTCGGCTGGTTAGCCGCGATGAATCTGCCGGAGGCGGGCCGCGCTGAATGGTGGCAGGTGGCGCGCCGTTTAGCGGAGCGCTATGGCTGGAGCCGGGACGAGGTCCGCAGCGTGCCGTTGTCGGAGTTGGCGAACTGGCTGGCGGATTAGCGGACGCGCTTGCTGCAGATGGCCATCAGGATGGCAAACACCAGAATCGGCACGCAAAACACCAAGATGCCGGCGATGGCGCCATAGAACAGGTTGGCCAGGCTGAGGCCGTGCGTGTAAGCCGAATGGCCGGCGCCAATGGCGGCAAAGCTGAAAACGACCGCCAGGCCGAAGGCCATGAATTTATCTTCTGTGGAAAGATGCATTTGAGGTGAATTATGTCCCGTGATGTTGCGATTGGTATTGTAATCGGTGGCGCAGTTTCTGCAACCCTGGGGCATGCGGTCGGCAAGGCCAAGCAGTCTATCGACGGGCTGCAGAAGGGGCTGGGCGATACCAAGTCCATCAAAGCGCTGATTGGCGAGACGCAGCGGCTACAGCGCGAGCTGGCAGCGGCTGACAAGGTGACGCGGCGCGCCGGCCTGGAGGGCGTTCGTCAGATGCGGGGCGAGGTGCGCCAGCTGGACGGCGATTGGAAGCGCGCGACCGATCGGGTTGGCGATCTGACGCGGCAGCTGTCCAAGGCCAAGGCTGAGGCGGCCAAGGCGGGCGGCGCGCTGCCGGATATGGAGCAGGCGTTGCGCCGGCAGCAATCCAGCGTCAAGGCTGCCGAGGATGAGGCTGCCAGGAAGCGGGCGCATTGGCAGGATGGGAAGGCGGGTGGTTTACCTCGCCAGCAGGTCTTGCAGTTGAAGGCGGAGGCGGCTGCGGCTGGCGAAGCCGCCCGGGCGGCGAGGGCCAAGGCCGCGGAGCAGCGCGGCGAGATTGCTACGCTGAAGGCCTCGATGTCGGCCGAGGCCGGGCTGGCCAGCGAGTTGAAGAAGGCGGCGGCTGAAGCTGGCCGCGCCAAGCGCGCATTTCAGGATAAGCGCGAGGCGGTGCAGCAGGCGCGCGCCAGCCTGCAAGGCGCGGCCGGCGCCGCTGAGGTGACGGCGGGGAAGCTGGGGCAGGCGGCTAAGCAGGCTGACGGCCTGGGCGGCGCGGTGCGTAAGGCAGCGCAGGCCCAGCAGCAGCTTGCAGGCAGTCCGCTGCGGACGGCGCTGGATGCCAATATCGCCCAGCTCAAGGCGATGGGCATTCACGTTGGCGATCTGGACCGCGCGATGCGCAAGCTTCAGCAAACCGAGAAGGGCATGCAGTGGAAGGATGCCGGCGCCGCGCGGATGAAAGAAGGTTTGCAGATGGGCGCGACGGTTGGAACCAGCGTCATCGGCACGACGGCCATTCCGACCAAGATCAGCGGCGATTTTCAGGCGGAGATCCGTGATATCGCCATCAAGGCCGGCATCGCGGGCAAGGGCGAAGAAGCCGAACTGAGCGCGACGATTCGGCGCACGGCCGCCGATGAAAAGATGGACCGCACCGCGCTTGCGCAGGCAATCAATGGCCTGGTGACGCAGGGCATGGACGCGAAAGAGGCGACTGGCCACGGTCAGTTGCTGGCGCAGCTGATAAAGGGCCAGCAGATGGACCCGGGCGACGCGGCCAAGCTGATTTTCTCGTTTGGCCAGAATGGCGTCTCGCCCGAGCAAATGATAAAGGCGATGGGAAGCGTCGCCATTGCCGGCGACATGGGGGCGTTCGAGGCCAAAGACATGGCCAAGCATATGCCCGGGCTGTTGGCCGCGTCGGGGGCGATGGGCTTCAATGGGCCGAAGGCGGTTGAGTACATCGCCGCCAGTTTGCAGGCGCAGCAGAAGCTGACCGGCAATGCGGATGAAGGCGCCAACAACTTCAAGAACCTGCTGGCCAAGATCGTGGCGCCCGATACCACGAAGGCCTTTAAAGATGCCGGCGTGGATCTTCAGGCCTCGATGCAGGAATACATCAAGGCCGGCTACAACCCGATTGAGGCGTTTATCTCGCTGACGGAGCGCTTGCAGGCGGATAAAGACCCGGCCAAGGGCAAGAACCTGCAAGGCCTCAAGCAGAAGATCAAGAGCAGCAAGAAAGGCTCTGCGGAGGAAAGCCAGGCGCTGGAGGCCTATCTGAAGATGGCGGGGCTGTCCGAGCTGCTGGGCGATCAGCAAGCGCGGATGGGCGCCCTGGCGCAAATCAAGTATGGCGGCCAGATCAAGGAAGATCTGGACACCATGCATAAGAAGGACGGGGCGGCCAAGCTGAAGCAGGACAAGCAAGACCGCGATGCCACGTCTAACGCCAAATGGGCTGCGGCTTCGGCTGACTTCAATGCCGCGATGATAAGCGTGGGCGATGCAATCCGGCCGGTGACGGATCGAGCGGCGGAGCTGGCGAGCGCGGTTTTGCAGATCGGCGCCAGCTTCTCCAGCGCGCACCCTGAAGCCGCCATGCTGGGCTTGGCGGCCGGGGCGGCGACTATGGCTTATGCCGGCGCGAAAGTGGTGTCAGGGGCTGGGCAGTGGATCGGCGGCAAGGCGCTGGGGCTGCTGGCTGGCCGCTTGCCAGGCGGCGCTGTTACCAAGGCGGCGTCGGCCGGCGCTAAGTCTGGTCCGGGTGGCAAATTAGCCTCGTTGCTGGCCGGCGAGGTCGGTGTGCAGCGTGTGTTCGTTACCAACTGGCCGGGAGGTGGTTTGCCGGGCCTGGATGTTGATGGCCCGGGCAAGTCTTCGGGTAAAGGCCGCGCGGCGGCGAAGGGCGGACGCTTGGCGCGCATCGGCCAGGCAGTCAGGGCTGGAGGTGGGCGCCTGGGTGATTTGGCGCGGGGTGTCCGCGGTGCGGGGTGGGCTGGAGCCGCCCGAGGGGCGGTGGGAGTGGCGGGCCGCCTGGGCGGTGCGGCGTTGGCCGTTGGGACGGCTGGCGTGATGGCATACGACACGTACCGGCACGCCAAAACCGGCGAGGAGAAAGGCGCCGGCTACGGCGGCGCCGCGGGTGGTTTGGCTGGCGGTTTGGCGGGGGCAAAGCTGGGCGCGCTGGTTGGCACAATGGTGATGCCTGGCGTGGGGACGGTGGTTGGCGGCTTGATCGGGGGCGCGGTGGGCTCGTTGGCCGGCGTCGCGCTGGGCAAGTCGGCGGGTGGCGCGGTGGGGCGGGCCATATCGCCAGGCGCCAGCCAAAGCGCCTTGCCGGGCCGTCCGGCGGCTGAAGCCGCCGCGGTGGCGCCGGCATTGGCGGGTGTCGGAAAGCCTGGCAGTCCCGCCGCGCCGCCCGTGCAGCATTTCACGTTTTCGCCGCAGATCAACGTCAAGGTCTTGGGCGATGTCAAAAACCCGGCGCAAATCGCCCAAGAGTTGCAGCCGCATCTGAAACGGCTATTCGATCAGTGGGCTATGCAGAGCCGGCCGGCGGGCGGTGGCCAGCTGTATGACCCGGTGGGCTAAGGAGAAATATGGAAGCAGTGGATTGGCTGAGGTTGGGGGCGGAAGGGGCTGCGCGCGCTGCCGGCGTGGCTCGTCTGCCCGGGGCGGCCATCGATGTGGCGGGCGCGGTCAAAGAGGCCGCATCGGCCGGCGAGATGGTGGGGAAGGCTGCGGCGTTGCTTAGCGCGGGGGCGCCATTGATCGGTGGCCAAGTGCGGACGGTGCAGCGCTTGGCCGGGGTGCTGTCCATGGCGTCGAAAGACATGACGGGTTCTAGTCATGAGCTGCTGCGGGAGGCCGGCCGGGAGTTGACGCAAAGCCATAGCCGTTTGGTGCAGGCGGTAGGGCATACCGTTAACAGCTGGTTGGGTCAGGCGCCGCAAGCCACGAAGCAGGTCACGCAGCAAGTCAAGGCGTTGGCTGGCAAGGGGGCGGTGCCGGTGGTGTCGTCGGGGGCTTTGTTGGCGGGTAAGGCGCTGAAGCTGGCGCCGCATGTCGGCGGCGGCGGGTTCCTGCTGGAGGTCTCGGGCCCGCGGGGCGTCACCTTCCGCTTTGCCATTCGTCGCGCCAGTTACGACAGCCTGGTGCGCGATACCAGTTTCAATATCGCGGATCAAGAGCGCTTGACGCGGCGGCCGGCGGAGCAGGCTGTGGCCAAGGGTAAAGACGCTATCACGCTCAAGGGCGCGATCTACCTGGCCAAGCATGGCGCCGGCCATATCGACAAGTTGCGCGCCATTGGCGATGCGATGGAACCGGTGATTTTGACGACCGGTTATGGCGAGCACCTGGGGCGCTGGTATTTGACGCGGGTGCAGGAAGAGCAGAGCCATTTGTTTGCCGATGGCGCGCCGCGCAAACAGGGATTCACTTTGGAGTTTACGCGCTATGGCGAGGATTATCGTCACGTCTGATGGCGACATTTTGGACCAGCTATGCCACGCCAATTACGGCCATTTGGCTGGCGTAGTCGAGGCGGTGCTGGCGGAGAATCCGGGGCTGGCTGAGCGGCGCCAGCCATACACAACCGGCATTGCCATCTTGATGCCGGATCTGGAAGCGCCGGATAACGAAACGGTGACATTGTGGGAGTGAAGTAAATGAGGCCAGATTTCAAGATAGTGGCGAATGGGGCTGATATGACCCAGCTGCTGCGGGACCGCTTAATCGGCATCCGGGTAACGGATAAGGCGGGTGTCGATTCCGATGAGCTGGAAATCACGATTGACGACCGCGATGGCGCCGTTGCGCTGCCGCCGCTGGGCGCCATGCTGCAGGCCTGGCTGGGATACCGGGAAACCGGCTTGACCCGCATAGGTGTTTATCGCGTCGATGAGGTGCAATCCAGCGGGCCGCCGCAGCGCATTGTCGTGCGTGGGCGGCCGGCCAATATGGCGGGCAAGATCAAGCAGGCGCGCCGTCATGCCTGGGAAGGGGTGACGCTGGCGCAAATCGTCAAGGATATTGCCGGGCGCAACAAGCTGAAGGCGGTTTGCAAGGTCAAGGCCACTGTCGCCCGGGCGGACCAGATGAATGAATCAGATCTGCACTTTTTAACCCGTATCGCGGCGCAGTACGACGCCACGGCCACGGTCAAGGGTGGGCAAATTCTGGTGCTGCCGCGCGGCGGCCAAGCGGCCAGCGCCAGCGGCAAGCGTCTGCCTACCCTGGTGATTCATCGGCGGGATGTGTCGAGCTGGGATTACAAGAACGGTGATCGCCAGGCGGCCGGCGGCGCGGTAGCGCGTCATCACGATAAGAATACCGGCAAGACGCTGGCTACCTATATCCCTAATCCGGATAACCCGGATGCGCCGCCGCGCGTGGTGCGGCATCCGGTTGCGAGCAAGGGCGGGGCCGCCGCCAAGGCAAAAGCGGCCGGCGCGGCGGCGAAGCGGGCGGAGCGCACGCTATCGCTCAACCTGCCCGGGCGCGCGGATGTTGTGGCTGAGCGGCTGCTGAGAACGCAAGGCATCAAGGCGGGCGTCGATCATCTGTGGTCGGTGGATAGCGTCACGCACGACTTCAGCGCCAGTGGCTGGCAGACGTCGCTTGAGCTGGTGCTGAACAAGAAAGCGAAAGGCAAGAAGGGTAAGAAAGGCAAACAAGCCAAACCGACGCGGGTGCTCAAACCGGAGTAGGCCGCGAGCAAACAAGGAAATGACAACGAGGACCGAGCGGTCCTTTTTTATTTGGAAGAAGGCATGCAGGAACACGAGAAGGGGCTGGCGGCGCTGCTGGTGGTGGGCGCCGCAATCGGGCTGGGCAAGTTGCTAGTGAGTCAGGAGCGTATTACCACGCGCTTGGCAGTCGGGCGCGCGATCTTGGGCGGCGCTACATCAGCGGTGGCCGGCGTCGCGCTGACGCAGTTCCCCGAGTTGCCGCTGCCGGCGCTGGTCGGCGTCGGGGCTGGCCTGGGCATCCTGGGCGCGCAGTACCTGGAGGCCTGGTTGAAGCAGAAGGCCGACAAGATCGGCCGATGAGTCGGATGAATAACAAGCCCGCAGCCGCGGGCTTTTTTTATGGGGTGAGGATATGAAAATTTTGATATCGGCGGGGCATGGAGGCAGTGATCCGGGCGCGGTGGCGAATGGCTTCCGTGAGGCAGACATTGCGCTGGAGTTTCGCAACCTGGTTGCCGAGCGATTGCGGGCCGCTGGGCATGAGGTGGTGACGGATGGCCAGGGGCAGGAAAACAAGCCGCTGGTCGAGGCGCTGCGCTTCATTCCTGGCCGGGATATCGCCGTTGAGTTCCATTGCAATGCCGCCATCAATCCGCTGGCGCGCGGCGTGGAGTCCATCGCGCTGCCAGCGCTGCGCGGTATCAGCCAGCGCATCAGCGCGGCCGTGGCGAGCGTGCTGGGCAGTCCGCTGCGCGGCGCGGGGGGCTGGATCGATCAGAGCGCCAGCGCGCGCGGCCGGCTGGCATTTGTCAATGCCGGCGGCGTCATCGTGGAATTGTTCTTCATCACCAATCCGACCGAGCTGGCCGCTTATCAGTCGAGCAAGGGGCGGCTGGCGCAGGCTGTGGCCGACGCTATCGTCGCGGGGCGGCCGTGATGCCGGGGCGTATTTATGTTCTGGGCGGCCTGCTGCTGGCCGGCCTATGGGGCTGGTCGGCCTGGTGGGCATATGGCCATGGTGTGGATGTGACGCGCCGGGAATGGGCGCTCGCGGATGCCCAGCGAGGCGCGACGGTGGCTCGCGCCGATCTGGCCGGCTACCGGGTAGAGGTCGAGCGCTTGCAGGCGCTGTCGGTGCTGATTGAAAACAAGCTGACTTCGCTGCGCCAAGCGCAGCCGAAAATCATTGAGAGGTATAACCGTGTTGTTGAAAACCAGCCTTTGCCCGCTGATTGCCGCCCTGGTCCTGAGCGGCTGCGCGAACTCAACGCCGCCATCGAGGCCGCAAACGCCGCCCTTGCCGGCCAACATGGCCAAGCGCTGCCCGCCGCTGGAGCCGGTGATGGCTGATAGTTGGGATGCGGTGGCTAGGATGTACATTCAACTTATACTGAAGTATGGGGAGTGTGGGGTTAAATAATTTTTAGAGTGGCGCAGAGAATTGCTGCGCCTGCGAAATATTATTGCAATCTTTTAAGTGTGGTTTGCTTTTTTATATGTTTTGTAAAGAAAATTGTAGGTTTGAGGCAATCTGCAAGATTGCCTCATTATTGCGGCGGCATTGGCTTTGATTTTTTGGCTTTCATCGCTGTCAATTGAAAATTGCCATGACTCCTCTTTTTTCTTTGCTTCGACAGTGTTTGCAATGAGTTTTAGATTGTAACTTCCTGGTGTCCAGAAGAATAAATCTGTCAGGGTGTTATATAGATTCTGAGCTTCTTGGGTTTTAGTGATTTGTGAGAATAACTCTTCTTGAGCGGAGTTAATTGATGCGGCGTTTGGTGCTTGATGGTCCTGTGGTAGGGACTTTATATGTGCCGATACTAATTCCGTCCATTTATTTTTGAATGGCTGGATGAAGTTGTTGGTTTCTTCTTGAAATGTACCTGATGCAAAAAACACATTAAATTCTTTGGGTGAGTTTAATGGGGTGATGAATCCTGTTGCTATGGCGATTTTTGCTTGTGGCTCTGTGATTGATATTGCATTGTCCTTAAATGCAAACCACTTGAATTTGTGCGTTGCATTATCTCTTAGTCGGGTTATTTCCACTTCCATGGATACTATAAATATATCTCTATTTTTGGGTCGCAAGGTTCCGGCAAGATTTACTGTGGGGCCGTAATCTGAGTAGCCTAGTTCAATCTTTCCTGTCTCATGAATTTCTAACCTTCCCTTTTTGAATAGATAATTAAATAGATTAATAGCCCAGGGTTGAATTAGGGCGATGGTTGCAATGATTGCGGCTCCATCCAAGGTGATTGACATAGAGTGGCCTTTGTTGATTGTTGAGCGTTGATAACGTCAAGCGTTAATTTTGATTCCTGATGGGCGCGGTAAGGGAGCGGCTATTGGCATTCGTTTGTCCAGCTGACGACGGTCATGTCGGCTATCGTCTCGCCATGGATGAACAGGGACAGGCATTGTCCGCTCCTCTTGTAGAGTAGAGCGCATTGTGCGATGTCCATCGCGCACGCGTTGACTTCTTTGTATCCGGCCCGGTAAAGCATCTTGTCCACGCCAAATAGTGTGCTAGGGTCGGGGTTTTTAACCGGTTTCCAGCCATGTTTTAATATGGAAGTGCGGGCAGATTTGAACGACTGGTCTTTCTTTAGGAAAGTAGTTTCGGCATTGGCTAAAGTGCTGATAAGGATCAGAGGAATAAAAAGCCACTTCATTTTACCGTTCCCCCGTTGGCTTTGAATGCTGCTTCAAAGTCGTCGTATTCCATATATGGTTGATTGTAGCGGCCGGTTTGTCCTTTTCCTTTGGGCAGAGCCGCCCACCTGTGCGAGCATTTGGATAGGCCCGCTTCTATGTTTCCATCTACTATATCCCCGATGGCTTTTTGCGCGCGAAATATCTCCACCGCCATCAGGTCTTGGGTGTGGGGCGAAAAATCTTTCAGCCCCATATTTCCGCCCATTTCTTTCCATGTCACGGTGTTGATTTGATACATGCCCGCTGCGGTGGTCTTTCCGTCTTTGCCTACTCCTGGGTGCGTCGAGTAGTCGGTAAAGCGCCAGGGGTCATTTTTCTTGCCTTTGACTGCGCCAAATTTGAAATCATACCCCCCACCTTCGGCTGCTGCGATGGCCTTTAGGAATGCTGAAACATTCGGGTTTTTTAGATATTCCTCGTTTTGCTCTTTGCGAACAGCCTTTTTGTCCACTTTGATTTTTTTGGTGGATTTGTCTGTGCTTGGCGTTGTCTTTTTTTCGGCGACTTTCACAAGCGGCGTTTTGGTTTGTTCGCTAACCAGCTCAGACATCAAAATCCCCAATATGTATCGCCACGATTTCGGAGGCGCTGTGGTCGTCGATCATGTGAGTGTATCCGCTGCCGTCAGACGTGCCGTGTTCCTGGCTGCCGTCCGCGCGGATGATCGTGTATTCGGCATTTCGCAGAGGTTGGCCGTCTTCGTCGTGCAGCTGGTACTTGTCATTGAATAGATGGCTGGCGACGGTGGCCGCGCCGGCCGCAGCTAATGCGGCGGCGGCGGCGTTGTTGCCGCTGCTGGCTGCGCCGCTGCCTTCGTAGCTGCGCATCACTTCGCCCATCGTTGAGATCAGCGTAGCGCCGCAGCTGACCTTGTGGCCCTCTAGGGCGACGCCGCGGCCGCCTACGGTCCATGATGGGTCGCCTTCGACAATCACGCAATTGGTATGCCCTTGCTTGGGGCAACTGACCGAGTCGCCGACTAGCGCGACGGCTTTGCCAAACATGGTTGTGGTGCTGCTGGCGCTGGTGACGTTGCCGCCGTGGTCTGTTGGGTCGCCTAAGCGTATAACCGGTTTCATCTGGGTTTGAATGCTGGCTAAACCGGGCATGATGCCGAATGGCGGTGAAGGCTATAACTGGCTTTTGGTTCAGGAGTTGATTGGCGTATGTTTTGGCGTTGATTTTATTTATTTAAATTTTAAATAATTGAATTTAAATAAACATTCGCCAA